CAAAAATGGTTCATGTGAAAAGTATTTGTGCCAAGCCTCATCACGAAACTTCAACACTTCTGCACCACTCAATGCCTTTGTACGCAATGGTTTACAGTCGTAAGATAAAAACGCAAACTCTTCAAATGTCTCTGGTAATTCCCAACCATTATTGACTGCTTCCATGTACAATGGACTACCAGGCAATGCCATTGCTGCGTAGAAGTTGGCGTGTTCACAGTTTAGTTCGAGTGCAAGGTCTAGTGTTTCTTGCATTGTTTCATGTGTGTCTTCTGGAAAACCAAACATATAATTACCAAGCACATTGATACCAGCATCTTTGATGTCTTGTACAACTTCACGAATGTCAACTTGTTTGAACCGACCTTTATCAATCTCTAAACGAACTTGTGGATTACCTGCTTCAATACCCAGAGCAAGCCAATTCACACCCGCTTCTTTGAACAATTTTAATTGATCTTTGCGAACAGAATCGACACGTGCATAAGCCCAAAAGTTAAACTTCATGCCACGATCAACAAGACCTTTCAGAATAGGCACATAATATTTTTTGTTCAGAAAAAACATTTCGTCGGTCAATCGAACTGTGCGTACACCTCTTTCCCATAGAAACTCAAACTCTTTGAGCATTAACTCAGGTGACCAGAAACGCATACCACGTGAGTCTGCTGAGACTGTGCCTTGTGTGTATGATGTACGATTTACAATATTAATCATACAGAAGTTACAACCAAACGAACAACCTAATGATGTAGAGATTGCTGCAAATGGTGTGCGACCTTCATCAAGAAAGTTTGTGTGCCAATAATGCGCTCTATACTTGTTGAATCCACCTGGTAGTAAATCCCATGCATAGCCAGGCATCACACGATCCATATCTTCCGTTTTGACAATTTCACCTGGAGCACCTATTGCTGTAAATCCGTGTTTCTTATAGACAAGACCACGAACTTTATCTAAGTGATCTTTGTAGTTTGTTTGAAGTAAGTCTAACAGACCATACACACCTTCATTGATGAAAACAAAGTCAACGTAAGGTAAACCAATTACATCATACGGTAATGCAGATGCATGAGAACCAATGAATACAATTTTGATTGAGGGACGAATGAGTTTGAGTTGTCTTGCTAGTCTTGATGCACCAATCATCATTGTGGTGCCTGAGTTTGGATTTTGCCCGTAAAGAACAAATACTGCTATGTCTGTATTTGTAGCAGAAATGCGATGGGCAGAATGTTCAAGGTCTGGCGATGGGTCAGCGTCAAAATCAATGATGCATGGATCGTAGCCCTCTTTACGAACTGCTTGTGCTAAAAGCAACGCCCATGTTGGTGGCTCAATAGCCGAATATTTCTCCGACAGGTCTTGATAAGCCTGCTTCGCACTGCTTGGTATCACAAATGTCACCACTTTTGACATAACAAATTGTCCTATTAATGAAGTTTTTTATTCTTCGCTTCGTGTATACTTTGAATTACTTCTTCTATGATTTGATGTTGTACGTCATCTTCTTCTTGATCTTGTTCTTCCAACAGACCTTCAATCATCTTATCGGAGTCTGCCATTTCACTTACTGTACGCTCAACAAGTCTATCATAATATCTTATCATTGATTCTTTTGGTTCAACAACTGTAATGATATCTGAATAATAAATCATGGCAGAATTTTCTTTGATCAACTCGACTGGTAGCCATGGCATCATCATCATAACGGTCTGACCTGTGGGTAAACGACGAAATACAATACGCATAGGATCATTTACTTGTATTTGATCAGAGTTTTCATCTTCAAGCATAGAAGCCATAATATCTTCACCAGACTGCATTCTTATTAGTTTAACGTTATGCATTCTTGACCTCTATATTGTAAAACTTATATTTGAACTTTTCTTCATCGTATATTCTAACACGTTCTTGCAAATGTTGCAAGGTATAGTTTACATGTTTACCAATACGAAAATCGTCGGCTATGTCGTAAAGAACAGCTTCCGTTTTATTGTCTCCAATTCTTAGACCTCTACCGATTGATTGTAGATTTCTAACTCTCGACTTAGACGGTGAAGCAAAAACCACATTGTGCAGATTACGGATGTTGATGCCTGTACTAAATGTGCCATATGATGCGACAATGATTGCATTGTTTTCCTTTTCGGTTATGGCACGAACTTGTTCACGAACATCCACATCTGTACCACCATAAACGAAAAACACATGTCGATTGGTGGCCTTTTCATCAATCATCTTGTGTAGATGTTTACCGTGTTTCTCTACCAAGTTAAATAGTATAAGTGAGTTACCTTCTAATGACAGCGTGAGATTACGGATAAATTCATTTCTTGCGGTACTTTTAACTATGTAGTCTATTTCAGATTGATAGTCCCATCCTCTGGATAGTTTGCAAACATCTTCTGGATATTTTAACACCAAACACTTGATACGAAAATCTGCTAATTGTTTATTTTCAATCAGTTTAGCAGTAGTTGTAGACTGGTATACTGGACCAAATAAGCCTTCTAATACAAGTTTATGAGTCTGTGTGCCATCAATTGTTCCTGTACAACCAATACGATACTTAGCATTCTTTAAGCCGGTCATGATTGTGGTCAAAGACTTTGCTTTGAATTGATGTGCTTCATCACCCAACACAAAATCAAACTGTTCAAAGTATTCTGGCGGATTCTTGTAGATAGACTGCCATGTAGTGATCGTCAGAAACTTGTCGGTGTGTTTCTCTTTGCCTGAATACTGACGATGACAATAAGTATCTGTATCATAGCCATAAGATTTAAAATCGGAATACATTTGCTCAACAAGTGATGTTGTTGGTACAATTAGCAATCCTTTTTTGTAATTTACATGTTGCAAATATCTTAATATAAGATACTGTATCAACGACTTACCTGATCCAGTCGGTGATAATAACAACATTCGCTTGTTTCTAACGGCAAATAAGAAGGATTTGTATTGATAGTCTCTTACACCTTCTGCTATAATGCTTTTGTCCAGATGAAGTTGCTCTAGAAACTCATTAGCTTCTAATGCTGAAAAACTTTCTGTATTGTTTACAGCAGCATCAATCTCTAGTTTGTAATTTCTCTCTTCACAAAATTTCTCAATGTAAGGCACCAGACCATGATAGATAGTGTATGTACGTAAGTCAGCAAGTCTTATTTTACCATCCCACAAACGATTCTTATACGCTGGCATGAATTGATAACCAGGTACAAAAAACGTAAAGTAATCCGCAAGTTCTTGTGCAATACTTTTTTCACACGCAAATCGGATAAACGCTTCATTTTGCTTATATAAGATTAAATCAGACACCTTGTATGAATTTTTCCCAATCAATGAACGAACGAAGTTCCCACGTTCGGTTGTTTAGTTCTTTAAGTATTGCTTGGCAGACTTCAACAATTTCTTCATGAAGTAATTTTTTGGCAAGATATTTGTTGATATCTTCGTCTGCTTCTAAGTATGTATTGATCTCAGATTTGAGTGTAAATGGAAATGGTTGCCAACCACGCTTCTCAAGTTCGTCTTCATCAAGTCTACCTGTGTAGTATTCCCATTTTAATTTACGCCACTTGTTGTAGTTGAACTCCGCTTCTTTGGCCAATAACCGATGTGAAGAAAGAATGTTTAGATACTTTGAATGAAGTTTAGGAATATCAATCAGTGCTTTACCAGGTTCAGTGCGGTCAATATTTGAATCCGCAGTCCACATTTGTAATACTTCGTCAAGTTTGCTCATAGTATACCTCCTGTTAGGAGTATATCACAATTAAAATAATTTTTCTACGTTATAATAGGTAAATCTGAATGTAGCGTCTGCTGTGATGATTGTCTCTGGTGTATCGGTAGATGACATAACAAAGCCAGAAAGCGAAATTGGAAATAAATCTTTGAAAGTAAAACGATAATAAGGTTTATTGGATGCTGAGAGAATTGTTACCGCACCATCACAGTATTGAGGTAATTTTGCTGGCATTGCCGAAGCAAATTGGTTTAATTTTGCTAAATTTTGGTATTCTTCATACTCTGTCGGGAAGGTCATCGCACGTAACCAGTCATGTATTTCTAACCAAGATAACATTTCCGCATCAACGATAAATGTGACATTCAATACATCATAGATTGTTTTTTCGCCAGGTGCATACAATTCAACAAATGGGTTTTGTACAGGAATCTCTGACGTTGAAAGACCAGGCAAAGAAATCGTTTGTGCAAAGTATTGCAGATTCGGCGTACGAGCCATATTCAGCGTAAACTTGTTAGGCTGTAGGCTATTTGGATTTAGTGGGTTACGTGTAAGAACTGTCATACTCTTATTTATGCACCATAAAAAAGAGGCTCCCGAAGGAGCCTCTCTAAAGAACCACTCTGTGGTGGCTTTTTTAATTACATCAAGTTCGCAATACGGAAACCACGGTAGTAGTTGTTGCTCTGAGTATTCAGAGTACCAAGACCTTGTGTGGTGCCTTCTGCGAATGGGTTTGCTACCAGACCGTAACGTC